GCGCACACGGCCAATCTTGATGTCTTGGTCAAAGGTGTTGTCGTCGCAATACTCGGTCAGCAGGCGAAGGTAACCTTCGCCGTAAGAAACTTGGTTTTCGCAGGCAGTGTCGTAGGCCACATCAGCGTCGCTCATGTACTCAATGTGCCGAATCATGCCGTTGAAAATGTCGGCCACTTCCACGTCGGCGTTGTCGTCCACCGGGATGACCTTGGCCCCAGGCCGGTTCTGGCGCTGGTCGTTGGTGACTTGGCGCACATGCTGGGGCAGCTTGTTGATCGTCAGACACGGACGGGCGTTGATGGTTTGACCTTGCACCGCACCACGGGTGGCCAGCACATCGGCGGGCCATTGCCAGTGGTTGTCGGGCGAGCCGGCGTAAAAGCGCAGGTCGTCGATCTCATCTTCGCGGCTCTCGGCAAGCGCGGACACCGCCATATCCAGCCTGGCACGGGCTGTGGCCAAGATGTCAGACGCGCTCTTCTTAGGTTTACCGCCTTCGGCCACTGCGCCAGCAGCCGCAATGCCTGTAAAGTCTGCCATTATTTGATCTTGTTAAGGACTTTGTCCACCGTCGCCTTGACATTGTTGCCAGATGGAATCGTGGCATTGCAATTGGCAGTGGGTGAACGAGTCTCTTTGTTGCGGTCAGGCATACCGCCGCCAGACATTTTGGGCTCGCGGCTGTTCAATTTAGCGATGGGCGCAAGAGTTTTCATTTCTTTCCTTTCGGGGCTGCACGTTTGACTGCATACGCAATGGCCACGGCCTGTTTGACGGGCTTGCCCGCCTTAATTTCAGCCTTAACGTTCTTGCGGAATGCTTCGGGAGACTTTGATTTAACAAGCGGCATGTTACTTCTTCTTTGCCGTCTTGGCCGATTGTTTAAAATCTTTGGCCGTTGGAGCACCAGGCGAGCCAGGTTTTCTCATTTTCTCTTTACTGCCAGCGGCGATACGTGCCTGCTTGGCGTGAATATTGGCATAAAGCCCAGGTTTAGTTGCCATATCAACACTTCCATCTTTTAAGAGCTGCTTTAGCGCGTTCGCCGTCTTTGGCGTTGGCCGCTACGGCGCCCATCCTTGCACAAAATGAATCTTTGCGACCTTGGTCTGCCTTGGTCTTAGGGTTAGGTGCTGGCGCCTTAAGGTTAGAACCTGTGGCGGCGTTGTACTTAGCGCGGCCCTTCTCAGTCAGACCCGCGCCCTTGGCCACCGGCAATTTCTCGCCGCGACCGACTGAAAGAGATACGCTCTTCTTCTTCATGCGCCCATCCATCCTGTAGACACTGCGCTACCGTAGCTTCTAGCGGTGCGCTTGGGTTCGGCATACTCACGATGTGCCACTGGAAAGGCAAATGTGACGCAGATAGCGTCAGCAGCGTCGGGCGAGGCAAGACCGCGAGCTTTCATTTCTTTTTTGCTTTCCAAGAAGATTGTTCCCCGTGAATCAGGCTTCATCATAGGCGAGATCAAGTCCGTCTTCAAGAACCTGTCGCTAGGGATACTAGCAGATTTTAGCCATTCTCGCATATCTCCCCACATCTGCGCGCGCATATTGCCATACATGATCGGGTTTTTGGCTTTATTTCCAAAGTTTATGCCCTTAACCTTGTACCGCTGCTCTTTTAACCGATCGACAATACCCGCACCCAGCCCGCCTTCGTCGATCACGACCAGCGCCGGTTTAAATTCCTCAATCGCCTCGATCACATACCCCACCACCGTCATGGTGTCGTCGCCCCTGTGGCGCATGATCTTGACAATATCGCGCCCTTGCCTGACCGCGATCACCGTTGCGTCCGCCCCAAACCGCGCCGGGTCTACGCCGATCACAATTGGAGCGCTGGCGTCCTTGTATTTGGGCCTGGCCATAGCGTCGTCCACAATGTCGGCGCCGATGAACTGGTCGTCTCCCGCACTTGGGAACATACCGTAGACCTCAACGTGCGCTTGTGATGAGTCAGGCCCATATTCGTCAATGATTCGGTTGTAAACCGCCTTGTCGGTGCCTTCGACCGTCCTGGCGTCCACAATTCGGGTGCGCCAAAACGCCCGTTTGGAGTTAAACGCTTCGTAAAAGTACCCGGTGTTGCGCCGTGGGTTGGAAAACGCCAACCAGAAGCGGTTTGGCGTGTTTTCTGTAAAAAAGCCGCCGGTCACCGCCCAGATTGAGTCATCAATACCGCTGGCCTCGTCAAAAACCACCAACACACCGTCAAAATTGTGCACGCCAGCGTAGGCGTCGGGGTTCTCGGCTGACCACAGCCGCCCTTCCACGCCCCAGTACCGGGTGCCTTTCTTCAAATCCCGCTCAACCAGTTCGGTCAGCCACTTGGCCGGCATCACTCTGGTGGCGCTGACTTCAAACCAGTGCGAGTTGATGGCCATCGCCAGCCATTTAGTGATCTCGGCCCAGGTGATTGACCTAAGCTGGGACTCACTGTTGGCCGATATGATGGTCGTCGAGCCGATGCGCGTGGCCAGCATCCAGATCGTGATCCATGAGACCAGCGCCGACTTGCCAATACCCCGGCCAGATGAGATAGCTTCTTGCAAGACATCAAAGTCAGCCTTGCCTTGGTTCAGTTTGATGTGCTCGGCAATGTCCAGCAGCACCTCGCGTTGCCATTTGCGCGGGCCGGTGAAATTTTCTAGCGGCGTACCCTTGACGCCCCAAGGGAAAGCAAACATCACAAACGCCAGCGGGTTGTCCTTGATCGCCGGGCTCCACAGCCGGGCCATCAGCTCTTGTTCGTCTTCAGCGCTGTACTTGGTGCTCTGCATGTGTTAGCTTATTTAGTGATGGCTCATGGGCGATGACGTCGATGACTCTGGACTCAGCGTCGCGCAGCGCCTGGGTGACTGAGATGCGCTGATCGACATCAATAGTGATAGATTGCTTGGCCACCCAACCGTGGACGTTTTGGAGTATGGCCAGCGCCGCCTTGGAGTCGCCTTCCCGCGCTGCCTTGTGCAAGCACTGCGACATTTCCATCTCAGCGTCTGCTTTGCCCTTTTGCGCCGCCATCTCCGCGATGGGGTCAAGCTGCACCAGTTGCCGGTACTCGGCGGGCAGCATGCCAGAGGCCAACGCCAACGAGTCGCCTTTCAGCCCCAGCTTGGCAGCTTCGTAGATGCGGTGCAAACGCGCCTCAGTCGCTTCGACCTTGCGCGGTGCAAAAGGTAGGCTTTCAAACATGTGCCGAATATACCAAAAATAAAATTAAAAATTTGTGGGTCGTGTGGGCAATGTGGGCTATAAAAAATTTTGTTTGTGGCCCCTCCGCTGCCGTGGCCCTTGGCCGTCGGCCCTTCCCTCCCCCCTCCAAGCCGAAAGCAAACGGCCACCGGCACGCGGCCGCCAGCTTGCAGTTTTGTAGTACTTTGGTGGGGGGCAATGTGGGCATTGCTTACATTGCCTACATGGTGATGGCTTGGGGCTTTTGCCATGCACCTGGGCGCTCAGATGTAGGCAATGTAGGCAATGTAAGCAATGTTTTTGGGGAAGTTGAGTCGCTCGCCAAACGGTGGGGCTGACGGCTGAAAGCGTCGCACATCATCCAACCTTACAGCTACCTTACAATAATTATGATTTTGTCAACACATTAGAAAACCATTGCTTACATTACCTACAAACCCAGGTTTTCACTCTCAAGATGTGTAAGCAATCAAGGCATATTTCTATTGCTTACACGTTGCCCACAGTTGCCTACAATTGAATAATTTCACACAATCGAGTTGCCAATTCAATTTTGCGTTTCTGTTTTGCCAACAAGTGTAAGTCATTCGCTTACATAGGGTTTTTTCTACCCCTTGTAAATCAATCACTTACAGCAATTGGCACGATTCTTCCATGCTCTATAGGTGAAGGGGTCGAAAAACCACTTCAACTAACTTAACTAACCGAAAGTCAAAACATGAAACCCTACCAAGTCCATGACCTGAAAAGTCTGTCAATGTCCGACGCTTACGATTGCACCCAATGTTGTGATGAGATCAAAGATGGCGACATCTTGATTGTTCAAGATGGCGCGGCGGTATTGGTTGAAGCATGGCCCATGATGGTGTCCGGCGAATCCAGCGTATTCCACAAGCCTTCGCCCGACTTCCATGCCCAAACCAAACTCAAGTATCAAGCCCAATTTGACGCCATTGAGTCCAAGCTGGAGGAGCTGGAGGCGCAAGCTCAACCAGTAGACTTTGTCAGCTTTGGCGATTCTTTTGAATATTGAAAGGCGCACCATGAACTACAAAATCGAATTCCCCGACTATGACGACACGATCATAGTTCCAGAGGGTTGGCTTGATGACTCTTGGCATAACGATGTATGCCCAAAGATCACCAAAGGCACATGGGTGATCTGGTGCGATTACAAAGACCCAGACAGACGCGAGATCGAGGGGCAACAATTCGTTGCCTCAACGAATATTGATGGTAGTTATGAACCCTTGCACCAGTTCGACAACCTTGGGGATGCGGTGGCGTTTTGTCAAGAGGTGCAAGCATGAAGGACATCATCGCCGCCCTCACCATCGCCGCCGCGCTGACTGTATGCGCCTTGGCGTACTTTGATGTTTTGACAAAGTAACCGCAAGCCCTCTTGGCTGAGGGCTTTCGGGTGACTTGTCACCAATTCAATCAACTTCATTGGAGTAAACCATGGAATATAACTTTTTTGAGCAATTTGAAGGCGCAGACCTTGACAGACTGTCCGACTGTTTGAAAGCCGTCCGGCTTGCGGGTTTGCGCACTGATAAGTACACCCAAGCCGGGGTCAACCAGTCATCCGGCAATGTCTGGGTCTGGTCTGAAGACTGGGTGGGGTGCGTTTATTGTTCAATCGGCTTTGATGTGCAATGGTCTTATACGTGCCGCGAGTGCGGCGAAGAGTTCGACTTTGATTCATACGCCGAACTGGAGGCGTTTGCCGAAGACAACGCCGACGATTGCACCATGTGCCGCACTGAAGAGGTGACCGCGTGAAACCTTGGCACGATTACTCCCACACAATCGCGAGCATTGCACATTCTTTTGTTAGCGTCTGTAAGTACGCCATGACGCCCGAAGATTTGGATCAATGGGCAAAGGGCGAGATAACGCCCAACGATCGAATGGACGCCAACTTGGTGCTGGACGGCATTATTGAAGATCATGGCGTTCAATTGTGGACTGATGGGCACATGAACGACGATGCGCTTAGATTTTTCAATCAATGCTATGACGCGGCTAACGATCTCAACCAAAACTTAAGGAAATGAAATGATTACCATTGGAAAAACCACATACAAAACCAATCGCACCGACATTTTCGCGCACCACGCAAAATGCACCGGCAAGCATAAGCCGGTCAAACCTAAAAAAACTACAGAAAAACGGATTTACCCTGTTTATCGGGAGGGCATGAGCACCGCTCAATATGTCGAATGGTATGAAAACGTAAATAAGACCCTGCGCAAGTGGGATTGGCAGCCATTGAGCACCGCGCCCACCATGGCAAGCGGAGAGGATGCGGCATGGGAGGTGACAGAATGAAACACTCCCAACGCTTTGCGCTTAATGAGTTTTTGAGCGAATACCCCCGCGAATTGTCTTTTGATAACGTGATTGATCTATTGCGTGAAGAGGATGAATTGGTCGCGGTGTGGTCGTGGTTTGAACGCTTGCCCACGCATGAACTAATCGAGAACATCGACAACACGTTTTTACACTTTGAGGCGGTGGTCGAGGGTATGCAAAAAGGCTTGGGGCAACTTGAAGAGGTGGAAGATGTTGCATCCGATCTTTGAAGATATTTTGAGACGATACGCGCCGCCGCCCCCACCGCCAAAGGGGGACGCATGGCGTTGATCTGCGCGGTGATCCTTGCCGCTATACTTGCACTTCTGCTCGACCTTTGAGCAGTTGCCAACCCTCACAGCCCCCTCACAGGGGCTTTTTTTATGCCTCAACCAAAGCCCGCAGGTCTGATTTTGAGGTGGCGAGCATATCAGGGGCGCAAAATATATGCTTGCGGGTGGAATGGGCGCGGGAGGCCAACCGCCCACAATCAACCCAGCCCGCCTCTTTGAGGGCGTGCATAAGGGCGGCGGGGACGATCTTGGTGCCCACCGGCTGCGCCTGACCTTGCAGGCGGTCGCAAAGGCCATGGAAGGGCGAGCCCACCACACCTCGCGCAAACTCGCCCACGCGGCGGCGCATCTGATCGAGCAACCAGGACTCCGCGCCGCTCATGCCATGTTCGACCATGATGGCCTTGGCCTCAGTCATCGGGGGCGCGGCGTTTGGATTCCAAGCCGATACATCGCGGGCGTGCAAGTAAGCCGCCACGGCTTCAAAGCCGCCCCGGTGCTGATACCAATTCCACAAGCTAACCGCCTGAGCCTCTGCTAGTTTAGGCGCATCTGACCAAAGGCAGAACCAACGCCGATCCTCTGAGGGGATGCTGATGGCTGCACGCTCATTGGAAAAGGCGATCACGAAAACGCGGTTCAGGGCCATGTATGGATGCAAGCCCTTGCGGTTGACCGGCAACAACTCAGGGGGCGCGGCGATGATGGGCTTGAGAGTGTTTTCTAACGCCCTGCGGTCTTTGGCCTCAGCTTGCCTAAGTTCGGCGATCTCCATCACCTCGCACTCCAGCGCGTAACCCCATTGGGAAGTCAATTCTTCATTCTTAACCAATGAGCAATTCACCTTGGCCTTGCCGCCAATGGCCCAAAAGAAGGGGGCGAACAGGGTATCTTTGCCGCTGCCATGGTTGCCGCCCATGAGAATGGCATGATTGATCTTGTGGGAGGGGAACTGGACTTTGTGGGCCAAAGCGTTCAGCAGGTGCTCACGCTCAAAGGGCTCGGGCACCATGCGCTCCAGATGGCGCATCCATTGGGACACGTCGCCCGCAATGGGCTCAGGGCGGGCATCGCGCCATCGGTTGCCGTACACCTGACCATCGCGGGCGACCAATACAGTCTCGCCCGCTGCGTAGGTAATGCCTACCAACGCCTTACCGCCCTTGGCTTGGCGGTGCTCATCGAAGGCGTAGGACGCTTCGATTTTGCGTTTATTGTTATGCACAGAAATGCACTTGATGTGCCGGTACAAGGCGTTGAACGTGCCCCGCGACAACTCGCGCCGGTCTTGCATATCAAAGTAACCATCGTCGGTTTGTATATATGCAAACCGATCCCACCACTCGGCCATTTGGATGCGGCCAAGCTCTTTGCGCTCAACCTCAGCGATGACGCGGGCGGCCTCATCGGGGTAATCGGCGGTGGGGGCGAGCTTGGAGAGCGCCGACTCCATGGCTTGGGTGAGCAGTTCCTCACGCAGACCGGGGGTGTGGGCGGGGCCACCTTGGTCGGCCACCCATGTCAAAAAGGCGCGGGAATCGAAGTCAACGCAATGCGAGTGAAGGCAGCAATACGCCCGGTTGGCGGGCATGTAGCGTCCCTCTGGGTTGCCGTCGGTATGCTCGGCGTTGTTAGGGCAGATGACGCCCGCCCAACCCTCGCCATTGGGCTTGGACAAGAGCAGACCCTGGCCACTAAGCCACGCCATCACGTCATCCGCGCCGTCATCAGAGATGCGGATCGGGCGCAAGGTGAGCGAGTCGGGCTCCACTGGTGTGACACCCAAGGCGGCGCATATGTCACCCAGTGTGTATTCTCTGTTTGAATCAAACTCGACCAAGCGCGCGGCGAAGTTGTCGCGGCCCGGTTTCAGATTCACACTGCCCGGCAGTCGGAAGTTGCGCACTGGGTTGCAGGCACCGGGGTCGGTGTAGCCCGCCTCGGCGATGGCTTTGATGGCCGCGCTGAACTCGGCCTTGGTCGGCTGGTCGCTGAAGGCGTAGCCCCACTGAAATGAGCCGGGGGACGTCTCCATAATCCAAGTCGGGTCGAGCGGGGGCGTCTTGGACTTGGTGCCAATGTCGTCCAGCATCATCACCAAGATGTATTCGCAGTTCGCTGCGGACGCTGACACGCGGCCCTCGGTGAAGCGGTCGATGATAAAGCTGGCCGTGTTGCCGTACCATGCCTGATCTGCTTTGATGCGCTTGGGGTCGGGCAGGAATGCCGGCCAGGTGCATTTGACAGCCCCATCGGCGTGGAGTTGTATCTCGCCGTCTTTTAACTGTGGTTTTTGTCTGACAATTAACGCTGTTTCGCCGCTTGGGGCCAATTTTGTGATAAATTCCAGAAATTCCAAAACGCTTCTCCTTTAAGAGCCCGCCTGCCAGCGGGCTTTTTACTTACCATATCTCGACATGATCGCCACCTCTGCGTCAAGGGGCAAGCCCTTGGCCCACTCGGGCGGCGTACACATCACCTCTTTCAATCGCACGGCCATCTCCTCTGGCCGGTCGGTCTCAATGACCACCTCGTCATGGACGTGGAGCACCACATCATCAAGCTGGCGCAGCGTATGGCGCAACAAATCATTGGCCGTTGCCTGCGTGATATTCTCACACGCTAGACCCTTCCATAACCTTGCACGCGGCCATTCTTTTGCATCGGCTGCTGGTTTCCAAGCGGCCTTGGCGTAGCTCACGCCATCAGCGTCCAGCTTGGCAAATGGGTAGCAGAGCACCCGCGCGGAGGGCAGAGCGTACCAGAGATGTTGGCCGTCGAACAGGTACGTAACCCGGCCTACGCTGAACTCATGCCCCTTGTTTCGCATGGCGCGGGTGTAGGCTTCTTCAAGGTTTTGCCAGTACGGCACTGACCAAGGGTTGGCCCTGCGCCATGCGTCCACCATGCGCTTAGATTCAAACTCAGTGAGTTGCACGCCGTAGGCGCGGCCCATGGCCGCAAAGGCGCCGACGCCACCGGCAAAGCCGCAGGCGAGCTCTTGCACCTTACCGATCTGGCGCTGGTCTTTGGTTACATCAGCAACGGCCACGCCAAAGGTGGCAGCGGCGTTGACCTTGTACACATCCTCGCCCTTGGCAAAGATGGCCAGCTTGTCATCCCCACGGCCAGACAACCATGGGTTGGCTCGGGCCTCTATCGCCGCCCAGTCAGCCACGACCAAAGATTTACCGGGCGCGGGGATGAGCGCGGGTCTGAGCATTCCTTTGAGGACGTCGGTGACTCGCTTGCCGTATGTTGGTACGATTGCGTGTCCCCTGACCATAGCGTTGCGTACGGCTTCGGGTTCTTCAGCGCACTTCCTTGTGAAATTGTGTACCTGGGCTCCATAGCTTGAAGCTCGGCCTGTAGCGCTTCCGCCCGCGAAAACAAATGCGCCGCGTACACGCGCATCTTCTTCGTCTGCAAGGCCCGCAAGGCGGCTGAACTTCGCAACCGACGACGCCCAAAGGTCGTCGGCGCACTGAATGACTTCGGCAACAGCGGGCGGTACCTCATCTGGATTCTCCATCGCGAGCAGGTTGGCCCGCACAGTCTTGTCAATCGAATACTTCATTTCGCCGTCTTTGAAGGTCTCCATGAGCTTCAAAGCCTGCGGTCCCACGCGCTCAATCACCCATTGGCGCATCTTGGGGCTGCGCACGCTGGTGATGGCGCCCTCGGTGACCTCAGCCACGATCTGCTCGATCTCGACCAACTCATCGCTGGCGTACTTGACAGCGGCCTTGCATAAGGGCACATCGACCAAGACGCCACGGTCGTTGATGCGCTCGTTGACGTGGTAGTCGAGCAGCTCTTCCTCTGACAGTGGCCGCAGCGCCTTGCTGATCGAACGCATGGCCCGCACGTCTTGCTCGCAGTAGGCCACCATCTCGGCCATGAGCTCGGGGTCGTTGCGAAATGGCGGGATACACAGCAAGCGGATCAACTGCGAACCACGGTGATCCTTCTTCATGGACGCGCCAGCAAAGCGCCCCACGTCTTCAAGGCTACCCGGCGCACAGTTGGCGCGAGCCTGGGTGGCGGTGCAGTAGAACTGTGTTAAATCAAAGTTGATCTGCAACACATACCAAAAAATCAAGCGCTCAAAAGCAGCGTTGTGGGCGTAGATTACGCCTTTGTAATCTTTGACTTGTACAGGAAACGGCGTATTTTGTACACATCCGTCTTCATCTGTCGAAAAAGGTACCCAAGTCTGTACAGGTTCATCATCAAAAGCCCACGACATGCACAGCACTTCGGTACTTGCATCTTGAGCGTAGTTGTAAACGCCTGCGACTTTTAAATCGCAGGCGCTACGGGTTTCAAAGTCAAGCCAGAGCACGATTGATCCTCTCGCCAACCCAACGCACTACAGGCACCGCCCATGAGTTACCCAGCGCCTTGTAGCGTGGGCCGTCAGGGCACTTGTTTTTGATGTTGGTGTAGCCATCGGGAAAACCCTGCAGGCGCTCGCACTCAACCGGGGTTAGTCGGCGAACGGCCATGCTGGGTGGCTGAATGACCGCTGGCTCATGCCCATGTGTTTCACGGCGCAGTGTGCCAACCATGTCGTGTTCTACGTTCATCACGCTCCCGCCTTGATCCATCAGCACCATCGGCTGCGCCACAGCGTGGCGATCAGTTGTGTTTTGCGTAAAACACACTTCTTCGTTGATGCCATCGCCTTGCGGCCCTGCATGATCGTTGCGACCGATCATTGAACCTTGAATGGCATACGCCGCAATCGGTGCTTCGTGATTGCAAGTCAAAGTCGGGTTGCGATTAAAGCCAATCTCTGCCCCGCCTTGTCCATGCGCCATGGTTATGATGGCTTCGCATTCGACTCGCTCGTTGCCTGTGCGACTGAAAGGAGGGCCATTTGTAACGCAGGGGGCAACTCTTTCCCCCGCTTCTCGGCGCGGCGCAGTATCCCGGCGCACGCCGTCGAACTCAAAAAGAACCGCTGCGGGATCGAAATCGTCTCTAGCACTTGCGACAACGAACACACGGCGGCGTCGTTGGGCCACTCCGAAGTATTGGGCGTCAAGGACTCGCCACGCGACTGCTCTTTGGGGGCCATCAATAAAACCAGCGTTTGTCCATCTGCCCCCTGGTGCGATGAGCGCGTCATCTTCGCCGGCAAGTGCTCCCAGAAAACACCCAAAGGCGTTATCTTTGGTGTTGAGGACACCGGGGACGTTTTCCCAAAATACGATGCAGGGATCGGATTGTTGAACAGATCGTACTTGGTCGATTGCATTGGCGATCTCACAAAAAGTTAACGACAAATTGCCACGGGCGTCGTCAAGCGACTGACGCAACCCCGCAACTGAAAAGGCTTGGCACGGCGTACCGCCGCAAAATAAATCGGGTGCTTCAACTTGACCGCTCAGGATCATGTCGGGCAGCTTTGTCATATCCCCCAGATTGGGTACATCGGGGTAGTGGTGCTTGAGCACCTCGCAGGGAAACTTTTCAATTTCTGAAAGCCATGCGGCTTGCCAGCCCAAAGGCGTCCATGCGACAGATGCGGCTTCAATGCCGCTACAAACAGAGCCAAATTTCATGGAAAAGGCGGGGCGCGCAGGTGGGTTTAGTTTTACGGGGAGTCGAACCCCACCCACGACCGCTGCGCGCCCCTATTTCAATCAGGCAGACCGACGACGACGGCCAGCGGGGGCAGGCGCGGGGGCTTCGACAGCTACTTCAGGCTCACCGTCCATGCTGACCCACTCTTGCACCTCAAACACCGGGGTGTAGATTTTGCCGTAGGACTTGTGGGCGTAGTGATCCTTTTTGAGTTTCACAATCGCCACTGGCTTTGCTTGGTCTTTTTCGACCTGCTCTGCCAACGCCACAGCCAAAGTCTGCACAGAACGCTTACCGCCCACTGACGTGGTGGTGTACCGCGCTTCCATGCCCTTGTCTTCACCGCTGATGCACTTAAGGCTCATGCCCACTTGTGTCTCCCAGCCTTTTTTGGCGCCGGGGGGCGCTTCATCAAGCTCGGGCAACGGTTGGGACACCGACGCCATCTTCTCGGCCAACACTTCACCGTCACCCCAGGCGATGAAGCCGTGGACAAAGCTGAAAGGATTGATGGCCCAGGTGGAGTCGTCTTCCACTTCGGTTTGATCGGCACCGAAAACCCAATGGCCGGTCTTGTCCATCTTGAGGATGACTGTGCCGGCTGGGCCCACGTCTGCTTGGATCGCGCGCAAAGCGGTTGAGAGGGTGGAGACTGCGGGCAAGCCCGCTTGAGAGAACGCTACTAAATTGGACATTTCTGTTCCTTATTGAAGTTTAGAAAGGGCAGCAGTCAACTGCTTCCCGATTTGAATCACCGCAGGCCGGGGATCGCTCTCCGGCGCCATGGTGGTACCCGAACTGACGGCGACGACCAGATCATCGGGTAGGGCTTGCTTGCGCTTTTTGAGCGCCTTCTCAGCCTTGGCCGGTGAAATGATAGAAGTCTCCATCACCTCAGATTCTGTGAGACCAAACGCAAACAGGGCGACTTTGGCCTTGTCTTCGTCAGTCCACTGTCTGATGGCACGCTTGGCCACCAACTTGTAATCAGGCAGTTTAGCACCGCTGTCGAGCATTTGAAGGGCCAGCGCGCGCAGGTCAGCGATCCACTGCTCCAGCATGTCGGCGTTCTTCAGATACGCGCTGATCTGCGGCGCGTCCAAGGACTCGATGCTGGTCTTGAGCGCCCGGTCAACAGCGCCGGTCATCTGCGGGCAGATGGGCTTGGCTGCGCACCAGCGGCAGTGGTCGCCGGTCTTGAGTTCAGCGTCTGACTTTTGCGCCAGCTTGACCGCTTGCACCAACTGCAACTCAAACTCAGCGATGCGCTTGGGCGTGGTCACCCAGCGCTTGACTTGGGGCGGCTGCACAATCACGCACTCAATCTCATCGACGCCATCAAACGCCCACTTGGCGCTTTCAGTGCGCATGGCCGCTGCGGCGTAGAACATCAACTGCGGATTTTCCACCACGTCAACCATAACACCATCACCAAACTTCCAGTCCAAAACGACAGCGCGTTGTCCACTCCGACCAATAAGATCAGTACTACCGAACACACCAGGGAGCAAATCACCAAACCCAACGCGTGTTTCAGCTTCAATTTCCATCTCCTTGGTTGGGTCGATCTCATCAAGCGCGGCCATGGCCACTTTGAGCTTGTTGTCGATCAACTCTTGCGTGAGCACTTGGTCTTGGTACTTGGTGCCCAAGTAGTGCTCGGGCGGGTTGTCGGTCATCACGATCTCAGCAATGACGTTGTGCAACAGAGTGCCCTCATCGGCGTATTTGTTGCTGGGCTGGGGCGGCATCTTTTGCACCAAGGCCACTGAGCCTGGGCAGTTGATAACGCGCTTGGCGGTCGAGCCGCCAACGATGTTACTGTGCTGCATCACGGGCCTCCATCATTGCGTCTGCCATTCTGTAAGCGTGCTCGGCAGCAAACTGGCGCGTCAGCGCTGGGTCGTCCAGCATATCCTCGGCCATTAACTCGGTGAGAAACCAAGTCACAGTTTTGGCCGCGAAGTAGTCGCGCAATTCCATGCCGTTGGCATCTGTGCGGTGGGGGTTGGGGAATGCTTTCATTCTGGTGTTTCCTCTTTAGTGAATTTGATTTCGCCGCTGTAACTGTAGGTTTTGATCTCTACTGCATTGAAGGCATCTGGGAATCTGGCTTGCGCCCATTCCAAGAGAATTTTCTCTGCTTCGGTGGTTGTGATTTTTAGTTCCATGATTAAAACGCCTTGAATTTACGATACCCGCCCATGAGCGAGAACGTGTTGATGGGATAGCGACGCTTGCCCTGGCGTTCCCAGACGATGACGATTGTTTCAGCGTCGTACTTCCAGCAGCCCTCTTCAGTCAACCCGTCACGGGTGTAGAAGTAGGCGCGGGACAGATTTTTGTCTGTCTCGCACACGTCGGTCATTATGGTGATCTTGCCGCCCGCTTGGTTGTCGGTTTCGGCAAAGTTGTCGGCGTGCGCTACTGTGGCAGCGGCCAACAAAGTTAGGAGAAGATGTTTCATCGAAGTGTCCTTTAGTTGAGTTGATGAGCCTTGACTGTAGCATAAAAAATAAAAGTGTGCTAAACTTTTTGACATGCTTGAAAAAGAAATCGAAAAATACTTCGTCTGGGCTGTGGAGCGCATGGGCGGCAAGACGTGGAAGTTCACCTCACCTGGGCGCAAAGGTGTGGCTGACCGGATCGCCTGCCTGCCTGATGGCACGACATGGTTTGTGGAGTTGAAAACAAAAGGCGGCAAGTTGTCGCCCTTGCAGAAGTTGTTCGCGGATGAGGTGCTTGCACTCAACCAGCGCTATGCGTGTTTATGGACTAAGGAGCAGATTGATGGATGGTGTACCCGCTAAGTATTTCGCATTTCCCCCGTACCGCGCCGAAAGCCTTGGTGGCGATAAGGGTTGGTGGGGCGTGATGAACCGCAATGGCTTGAACGTGCTGACGTTCCCGGCCAAGCCCGGCGCTGTCGTGACAGACGAACAGCACGCAAAGCAAATTGCCGCTGAGTGGAACGAAACAAAGTGAACCTTCGGCCTTACCAAGAGCAGGCCGCTGACTTTTTGTACGAGCACGACCGCGCCATGGTGTTGGCGCCGGTGGGTGCTGGCAAGACAGCGATCACACTTACGGCCATGGACGCCATGATCAAAGATGGCCACGTCAAGCGCTGGTTGGTTGTGGCGCCCAAGCGCGTCTGCACTGACGTGTGGCCCGTCGAAGCACCCAAGTGGAGCAAGAACCTGAAGCTGGCCATCGCGGTCGGCACGCCCAAGCAGCGCAACGATGTGTTCAGCAGCGACGCCAACGTGATCGTCATCAACTACGACAACCTGCAATGGTTGGCTGACGTGTGTGAATGCGCGCCAGTGGACGGATTGGTGTTTGACGAACTCACGAAGTTGAAGAACCCATCAGGCGCGCGCTTCAAAGCGTTTGACAAGATCATCAAAGGCGTGTCCATTCGTTGGGGCTTGACCGGGTCGTTCACCAGCAACGGCTTGGAGGACGTGTTCGGTCAGTGCAAAATCGTTGACCAGACGCTGCTGGGCCGCGCCAAGGGCGCGTTCATGCAACAGTACTTTGTGCTGATCAACAAAGAGTTTGGCGAGTGGGCGCCACGGGTTGGATCGCTGGCCAAGGTCATGGACAAGATCAAGCCGGCAACGTTTGTGTTGGAGCCGGGCGAATACAAGGACAAGTTGCCCCCGCTGCACGTCGTTGAGGTGCGTTGCGACCTGAGCGACCGCAAGCCCTACGAGAAGATGAAGGCCGACTTTGTAGCCCTTGGCGTTGCCGCGATCAACGGCGGCGTGGTGACCGGCAAGCTGCAACAAATGGCCAGCGGGTTCGTG